AGCTATCAAAATCTTTTGCTTTTCTAATGGATATGAGCATGGTTGGAGTAGGAGTAGGCTTTGATACAAAAGGTGCTGATAAAGTTGCATCTATAGAACCAGAAGGATCTCCAGAGCTTATATATATTGAAGATTCTAGAGAAGGATGGGTAGAAGCTTTATCGTGCTTAATTGATTCTTATCTAGAAGAAGGTTCTGCCCCTGTAGAGTTTAATTATAATAGTATTAGATCCTACGGAGAACCGATTATGGGTTTTGGTGGAGTAGCATCGGGACCAGAGCCGCTAAAACACGGACTTGAGGGTATTAGAGATATTTTGACTAAAAGAGCAAAATCTAGTAATCCTTTACTAAGTTCTGTAGATATTACCGATATTATGAATATTATTGGTAAAATAGTAGTTGCTGGTAATGTTAGACGTACTGCTGAAATTGCTTTTTCTGAACCAGATGATACTGCATTTATGGAAATGAAGAATTGGAAAACAGCAAGTGTAGAAACAGGTGCAACTGCTCCAGAAGAATTAAAACTTTTAAATAGTCAAGATTATGACTTATATAATAACGATTATGATTCAAGAAGTGAAATTGCTAAAAAATATAGTGAAAATTCTTGGGCATATAAATTTGGGGGTTGGCGTTGGGCTTCTAACAATTCTATATTTGCAAAAGTAGGTATGGATTATACTGAAGCTGCTAAATCCATAGCAATTTCTGGAGAACCAGGTTTTGCATGGTTAGATAATATGCAACAATATAGTCGTATGAAAGACCCTGCTGATTGGAAAGATCGTCGTGTGGCCGGAGGTAATCCTTGCTTAGAACAATCTTTAGAAACTTATGAATTATGTTGTTTAGTTGAAACTTTTCCTTCTAAACATAATGATTATTGGGATTATCAACGTACACTTAAATTTGCATATCTTTATGCAAAAGCTGTCACACTTATG